CATGGCGCAGATTGCCGCGCGCGCACTGGCCACCTTCCTGGTCCTGCAGATGCTGGACGCCATCTATCCGGGCCTGGGAAAGACCGTGGCCGCCATGGGTGGCGCAAGCGCCGGCGTGCTGCACAACGGCGGCGTGGTGGGCCGTGCCGGCTCGCGCCGCAACGTGGACCCGGCCCTGTTCCTGGGCGCCCCTCGCTTCCCTTCCGGCGGGCTGCCGGGCATCAAATCCGATGAGGTGCCGGCCATCCTGCAGCGTGGCGAGGAGGTTCTGGCCAAGGATGACCCGCGCAACGTGATGAACGGTGGCGGTCGCAGTGGCGGTGGCGGTGGCACGCGGGTTATCAATGTCATCGACCCGTCACTGGTGCAGGACTACCTGGACAGCTCGGCGGGTGAGGAGGCCGTTTTGAACATCATCGGCCGCAACCCTGGGCGCGTGAAACAGTCGGTGGCGTGATGGCTTATCAAATCGGGTTTGTGGACAACACCGGCAGCGAGGGCCTGGCACACCGCCAGTTCCTGCTGCTGGTCAAGACGCTGGCCGAGGCCAACGGATGGACCACCCTGCGCTACAACAACACCGCGGCCGTGCGCGAGCTGATCCTGAAGGGCGAAGGGCTGGCCGGTGATGATGAAATTTTCATCGGCATGCGCGCCTATCACGATGCCGGCGCGGACGTGTACAACCTCACCGTGGCCGGCTTCACCGGCTACGTGGCGGCCAACCCCTTCACCTCGCAGCCCGGTTTTTTCGAGTCCGGCATTCCGGCGCACAACCAGCGGATTGATTACTGGCTGGCCGTGAACCCGCGGCGCGTGGCCTTCGGCCTCAAGGTGGGCACGCCGGTCTATGAGCACGGCTATGCCGGCCTGTTCCTGCCCTACGCCAAGCCCGGGCAGTACCCCTACCCGCTGGCCGTGGGCGGCATGCTCACGGGCAACCCCCTGACCCGCTACAGCGACACCGCGCACAGCATGCCCTACAAGGGCAACCGCGCCAGCATGCGCATGCTGTTCACCGATGGCGTATGGAAGCAGGTTGATTGCTGGCCGTGGAGTGCCGGCACCGCCATGAATGACAACCTGGGGCTGGCTTCGGCCTACTGCCAGGCCCGCGACACTGGCGGGGCTTACCTGCTGGAGCCGGTGACCCTCAACGACGCCACCCCGAACCTGTATGGCGAGCTGGACGGCGTTTTTCACGTGTCCGGATTCGACAACGTGGTGGAGAACCTGGTGCAGGTGGGCGGCGTGGATTACGTGGTGATGCAGGACGTGGCGCGCACCGGATTCAATGACTATTACGCCCTTCGGATGGACTGACCCATGGCCTACCAAACCGGGACCGCTGCCGACATTGCCGCAGTTCGCACCGCCTTCCTGGCCTTCCTCACATCGGCGGGCTGGACCGTATCGGGTGGCATCGCATCCAGCCC